TATAAATTATTTTTCTTTTAAAGGAATCCCTTTTAAGTTCCTTTTCCATTGATTGAGCATTACTGTCTTTTAAAGTAAGAACTCCATCAGCTTTCAAATCCAATATTATTTCAAAAATATTGTCATTTGGTGTTCCATCAATAAAAATTTTTATTGTCCCGGGATCAGTTGAAGGATTTGTTTCGGGGTCTAAAATTATACAATCCTTAACATTTTCCAATGCCATAAGTCCATTATACAAAGCTTCATGTATGGCGGTTTTCTTCGTTGTCTGTTGTTTTTTAAGCCTTGGTCTATATATACTGTCAGGTTCACTGTTTTCTCCGCCTGTTATATCTGTATCACTTGTTATCTTTTTTATTCCTTGATAATCAAATTCAAATTCAACGTCTGCTGAAATATTGTATTCATTTCCAAGAGCCATTGCCTGAATAAATGCTATCTTTGAATATTCTCCTGTTATTTCTGGAATATCAAGGACAATATTATTCAAAATGACATACTCTTTTTCTGCATATTTTATTACTGTCTGTGAAGGAATAGCTAGATTCTGATTTCCTATTATCTTTACTTGTCCTGTTGCATAACTTCCTGTTCTTCTTGGAGTTCTTAATAAAGTTCCAAAATAGTCTAAATATATTCCAGTTGCAGTATCTATATTCATTTGATTATTTAATCCCAATAAGTTTTCCCATACTTCTTTTAACTCATATGCTATCGCTTCAGAATGGATCCCTTCAGGAGTATTAAAATCTAACACATAATTATTATCTTGAAGTCTAACTCTGTATCTGCCTTGAATATCATTTGATATACTCTGAAAATCCTTTATTTTGAAGCCTTCTTCTGTTACTCCAAACATCAATTAACCCTCCCTTTCTAAAAATTCAAAATTTCCCCTGTTTTTAGAAGTATTTCAACCTCAAAAGTGTAATTTCCTGTTGAATTTACAAAATTACTTTTAAACTTTAATATTGAATCCACATCCTTATCAGATAAAATTGTTTCTTTTATTTGAGATTCAATATTAAATTTTTGTAACATTTCCCCTATTTGTCCTGCATTTTCTGCTCTTTTTATCCAATAAAGTCCTTCGTTTTTATGTAAGAACCATTCTTCAGAAAATAACCGCAGCTTATTTTCAAGCCTAAGCCTTATCTTTTCCAATGGTTTTGACAAATCAATATTTTTTTTCAGGGAAACATCAATCATTTTATCTTTTTTCACTGTCTGCCAACTCTGATTTGATTCCATTTTCCCCCCACCTTTTAATCTATAGGAACTCCACCATTTGTATGTTTCAAAAAGGATTTTCCCCCAGCTGTCAAATCAGCCTTTGTTGTTATATCTTTTCCAACATCTAAAGTCCCTGAAATTGTTGTATTTCCGTTAAGTTTTATATTAGGAGCTGTTATTTCAACTTCTCCCGAATTCATTCTTATAACGTTCCCGCCATAAAGGATATAAAAATCGTTACCATATGGACTGTTTTCTGCATCAGCCGTTATCTGTCCTATAACAATTGCATTATTAATGTCAAATTTTACTTCATATTCGGGTTCGATAGGATCATTTGAATTTCTTGCAAAAAAAGTTTCATGCTGGCAAAATCCAATTATAACTTTATCCCCTTTTGATAAAGGAGCATTTACTTTACAAGATTTTCCCCAGAATATTGGAGCTATAGGAACATCCTCAATTACTGGAACTTCATCTCTTTTTCCCATTACTTCTGGGATATCGAGTAATTGGATGTCACACATCATTTTTGAATTATCCACTTTTTCTACCCTTGCAATTGCTATTGTGTTTATTGAGTTTATTTTTTCATTAGTTAGTCCCTCTATTATTTCTCCTACTGTTTTTCTTCTCATTATTTTTTAACTCCATATGTATTTTTTATTCTTTCCCAGTCATTATCTTTTTTTCCTGTTTTCTTACTAACATTTTTTTTACTATTCTTAGCTTTGCCTTTTTTCTTTTTTTCTTTCTTTTCCTTTTTCTTTGAGGCATTCTTATTTTTTCCGCTGGCATTTGTGACTATTTCAATTACCTTTTCATTTTCTTTTTCTTCAAGTTTTGTTTTTATCTCTATTTCTGTGTATGCTTCCTGGTTAAATTTCATGATGTGTTTTCCTTTTATTATTAAATATTCCCCTTTTATTTCTATTCCCTCAAATTCCTCTTTCAAGTCAATTTTTAGCTTATAACCTTCTTTAAGTCTGTGGTCTATAACACTTTTTAAGGTGTAACCATCCTGATTTGAGGTTATATCTATAAAAAGATTAGGATCAAATTCAATAATTCCCAAATTCACATCATTTGATTTCTGAAAATAGACAACTCCATCCTTTATAAAAAATATACTTTCACAATCTTTAGCTATTGTTTTAAATATACTTTTTACATTATTGTTTAAGGTTTTTCCATTTTCATAAACTACATCTTTAGTTAGTTCTATTTTCCCAACTTTCAATTTATCCAGTTTTGAAATAATTAGATGTATTATAGTACTCGCCTTAGTTTTTCTTCCCGCTTTTAAATTTATTTTTGTATCTTTATATTCATCATTGTAAGTGTTGCAAGTTATATTGAATTTCTTATCTGTCCCCTCAGATTTTCCCTGTGTTTCTTCTATAATACCTTTATATATAACTCCAACATCCTTGTTTTCTTCACTGTCATTTAGATATCCTATTTCAACTAGTACTTCCGTTCCTCTGACTAATTTCTTTACCATGTCGTTAGTCAAATTTATTAGAGTTATTTTACAGATATTTGTATTTTCTGTAGTGTCAAACTCTGATTCAATCTCAAAGTCAGGAGAACTATCTGTTCCATTTTTTACCGGAAATCTTTCAAAAATTACTTTTTCTTCATTTTTCAAAGTAAAAGTAACTTTTGCATATCTGTCCCATAAAATCCAGTTCTTACTCATTTTCCACCACCATTAAGTCCTGAAGTATTCCAGCAGTTTCTACATTAAAATCCACATCAAATCCATTTGTATTTATTGGCAGTGCCATAAGTTTTAAGTTCGGGAAATCTCTGTATCTCCGCTTACATATCTCGAATAAGTCCTCATATGAGTTTATTTTCTGCCCCATATGAAGTTCTTTTTCTTCATCCCTTATATCAATATACCAGCACTTTTTAATTGCATAAATATCCAGTATAACAATCTTACTTTTATCATTCTTGTTCAATAAAGTTTTGTAGGAGTTCTTTTTTTCTTTATTGTATGTGATATTCAAACTATAAAGCATACTACACTACCCCCTGTGTCCTTGAATCGTTGTTATATTTGTCATGTAAAACTTCATTCAATGATATAGGTTCCATTTCCCTGTTCTGAAGTGTACTGTTTGGGCTATATACATTAGTTGTTATTACTCCATTTTCATCTTTAGTAAATTCCAACAAATTAACTTGTTTCAATGTCAGGCTTACTTTTATTCCTGTATATGCCTGCCAATCTTCAGTATAAGAAAAGTTTGTTAAGGCTAAAGGACCATATACCTTATTTTCAAGTTTTTCATACATAAATGCTGTATATTTTCTTTCTTTTGAAAACTCCATTACCTTTTCAAGTTCACTTTTCCATTTACTTCCAAAAATGAGACATTCAACCTGTAAAGTATAAGGATTTATAAACATGTTTTCATTGAAATCATCTTTCAAATAGGACTTATACCCCGTTACTTCATTTTCCTGTGAAAAGTTAGTTGAAATTACAAAGAGAGGTATTTCGCCCAAAAGTGCATTTGGTTTTGCCTTGAAATATTTTTCATACAGATCTTTATATTCTTGTTTCATTTTTTCTAATTCTGATGAAATATTTTTAAATAATCTATTTAAAAATTCTTTTTTCATAAATACCCCTCCTTCTTTTTTAACCCATTCCCAGTTTTTCCAATTCATTTATTATTTCATGAGTTGCCTCTTTGCTATCATTTGCCTTAACATAGAAAGTATTGTGGTTTATTATTGTCTTGCTGCCTGATATACCGCCTCTTGTATTATTTCTTATAGCCTTAGCGGTATTAAGAATATCTCTTGTTGTAGTATTTCTTGCAACCATAGAGCCATTAGGTAACCATATAGCTTCATCCCCTTGTTCGTCTACTGTTGTATAGCCATTTGACTTCCAACCTTGGAAATAATCAGTACCAGTTGCTTTTGCCTGTCTTCTATCTTTTGGAGCAGGTCCACTTGATTTTGGTTTGCCAGGCCCAAGAAAATGGCTAGTCAAATCCTCTCCAAAAAAGAAATTACCCACATTTCTCGGTATACTTGCTACTCTATTTCCTAATTCACTCCATCTACCATTAAGCAAATCATTTAAAGCTCCTAGAGCTTCTTTTAAAGCACCAGTTATACCATCAATTGCACTTACTACAATATCACATGCACTCTTTACAACATCTTTTATAATTCCCCAAGCGGTGTCACAAAAACTTTTAAATTTCTCATTTTCATTATAAAGTTCTATAAGCCAACCAATAAAAGCTCCAATTGCTCCTCCTAATGGACCACCTAATATAAATCCTGCAATTGCTCCAATTGTCGTTATCCAATGGTCTTTTATAAAATCCCAAATAGCATTTACCCCATCTCTAAACCAACTTACATTGTCGTATAACCATAATAAAGTAGACCAAAAAAGTAAAATTGCTCCTATAACTGTCATTATGACCCATACTATAGGATTTAGAGAAGTAACCAGATTAAGTATTCCCATTGCGGTTGTAAGTGAATACACAATTCCAATAAGTATTGCTAGTCTTTTACCCCAAGTCTGAATAGCGTCCGCATTATCATCTATCCATTTTTTAGCATCCTCTATTTTTTTTTGAAATCTTTCAATATTTTCTCTTAAATCTTTCAGAGTTTTAACAACATCATCGCCATTTTTCTTTGTATCTTTAAGTCCGTTCTTAGCGTCTCTCTGTTTCTGTGTCATTCCAAATAAAGCTAACACAAATTCAGAAATTAATCCTATGAGGCTTTGGAATGTATCTTCTAATGCTTTCAATGTTCCTTGCCATTCCCTGTTTGCTGCTTCATTCTGTGACAGATAGTCAAGCCATCGCTGTAAAAGATTGAAAGCTATTACAAGAGCTATGACGATTCCACCCATTATTGCAAGTTTAAGTCCACCCATTGCCAATGCTGAAGCTTTTATCGCTGAAACAAACTCCAATACCTTGACTATTAATGCACCAAAAACGAGTTTTCCAATTATCAAAGCACCGAATATCGTTACCATTTGTGCCAACCAAGGTACTTTTTCATTGATAAGAATTATTATATTCAACAATCCTACTAACGCCATACTTACTGGCACTATCAGAGGTGCTAACGAAGAAAATACACTCTGAAAGGTACTTTCTAAAGTAGAAAGAAATCTTTCTATTGCTCCACCTGGTCCGTTCATCATAAAGTCACTTAAAAATTTAGCCATTCCTTGACTGTTCTTTATCTGCTCCCGTAACTGTTTTAACTGATTTAATGTATTGTTATTTAATAAAGACCCTACTGTCCTTCCACCACGCGTCCCAAAAATTGTCTGAAGAACGGAAGCTTTATCAGCATTACCCATTTTGTCAGTAACAGTTTTTAAACGTTCCATTATTCCAACTACATCTTGTAAGTTCCCTTTGCTATCTGTAACTGGACCAATTAATTCTTCAAGTTTTCCTCTTTTCTTAAAGTTTGCCATACTCTTAAACATTTCATTTAATCCTGTACCAGCACTACTTCCCAAAATGTTATTGTCATTCAGTTTCCCAAGCATTGCATACAATGTTTCAAGAGGTATATCCAGCTGTTTAGCAGAAGTTCCTACATATTTAAAGCCTTCTCTTAAATTTTCAAGATTAGCTGCTGTGTTTTTGGAAGTCACAGCCATCATGTCAGTAACTTTTATTGCGTCTTTTCCCGAAAGTCCATAAGCGTTCATTTGCATTTTCACGGCTTCAATTACATACGCCAAGTCTTCAACGTGGAAAGCTTGTCCAAATTGAGCAGCTGAAGGGAGTATGCTTTTCATTTCATCTGCTTTTATCCCTAAAGTTGCCCCTGAGTTAATAGCCTTGGCAACATCAGCATTACTGTATGTCGTTTCTCCACCAACTCTATTACTCAATTTCAATAATTCTTTATAGTCTTTTCCAAATCCACCAGTTTTCGCTGCTGCAGCTCTTATGTCAAAGTCAATATTGCTGAAATCTTTCATCGCTTGTCCAGCCTGTTGAGCTAGAAAAGCACCTATTTTATATTTGGCTCCTCTTGCTATGTCATGGATTGTAGTATTAAGCATTTTCATTGCGGAATTTGCTTTTTTTGCACCTTCTTCTACAGGTTTAACAGGATTCTTTACTTTTTTTTCAGTTTTTGCTTTTTCTTTATTCAAATTTTTAAGACTATCTGAAGCCTGTTTTATATCCGCTTTAAAGCTTTGAGCCTGTTTGCTTGCTTTTTCAAGGCTGACCTTGTCAAGTGTATCAACAAGTTTCTGTGCATTTTTCATCATATTCTGTATTGCTTCTAAAGCTCTTTTATCTTTTATTACAAACTCTAACGAATAGGTAACTCCCAACTCACTTGACAAAGTCTATCCCCCCTTTTTTATAGATTTATTTATTTTTTCCTGTTCTTCCATTTTTTCCTTATTCATTAACTTATTGATATAGTGCATATAAAGAAATCTTTCGAGCTCCTTTTCTGTTATTTTCCCATTGTCAAAATCCCTTAAAAATTCAAATGAATTGAAATTCTTAAAATTATCCGAAGTTTCAAGCTCTATAGCCATCATTTCAAAATGGCTTATGTTAGACTTAAATTTTTCAGTATAAATAACCCTGCCACCATAGAATTGGACAGCAGAATTATTTAAATTTGGGATTTTGAATCACTCTCATTAAGAATCCAGCTAACTCTGAAACTTCTGATAATGGAAAGTCATCAACATCAAAATTATTTAAAAGTCCGTCATTTTTGAAATTTTCCAATATTTCTGCAAACCCTATCTCTATTTTTGAGTTGTTAGGATTCATAGTAAGGTTATTATATTTCATTGCCTGTGAAGTTTTAGGAAATGTCACTATAACTTCTTTAAGTCTGTCCTTCCAGTCAATCAGCCATATTGAAAAAGAAACGCCCGGAGAGAGTTTAACTTTTTTTATCCTCTCCAGCTCTGCTTCATTTAATCTGTCTTTCTTTTCTTCAAGATTTTCCCCTATTAATTCTACTTCTTCAGTTTTCTTAACAGTTGTTTCAAGTCCTGCAGCTGCTCTTGTCATTTCTATTGCTTTTTTTTCTTCTTCTTTTAAGTTGTCAAGATTCATTTATTTTCCTCCTATATTTTGATATAATTTTTATCTTCAGCTTTTAATTCCCAAGTTGTTGCTTCCGTTCCACTTTCGTTTGAAAATTTTGTGGAAGGTCTTTTCTTAAATGAAACATTAGGATAGAAAAAACTTTCCTTAGCATTTTCATCAGTTACTGCTATTGACATTGGAAATTCACTTTTAGCGGCTTTCCAAGCTTCATATAGCAACCACATTGTAGTGTTTTCAGAACTTCCATATAAAAGATTAAGTTTTATTTCAACTGAGCCGTCAGGCAATACGTTGTATACCTTTTTCCCACAGCTCCCTATTGTTTCAGATGAAGATTCACTTGAAGGGTCATCCTCAAACCCATCTTCGTGTCTACACCCAATTTGGTATATCCCTAATGGAGTCGTGAATGCTATATGAACATTTTTAACGTTATATTGTCTACTCATTTAATTTAATCCCCCTTTTTTATTCAAATATTAATTTCCCCTCTGTTGTTACAGTTCCTCTTAATTTTACGTGTCTTGCCCCGTTTAAGTAAGTTACTCTCAAATCAAATTTGAATATTCCTTCCCTTAAGCTTTCCTGTGTTATTCCTTCAATGTTAAGACTTCCAAGTTGAATTTTTACTTTGTTACCATTTTCATCAGTTTCAACTATTGTTCCAAAAACATTTCCAGAATCATCAGTCATAAGCATTCCCATATTAGCTGCTATTCTTAAGACTTCCGTTATCATCGCTCTTATCATGTTTTTACCTGAATCCTTGCCTGGTATTTTGTCACTAGTCACTTGAAATACTGTAACATCTTTTTTTAATCTATCCTGTAACCATATTTTTATAATGTTCAGTTCTGTAAACTTCTTATTGTCCGAATTAAACCCACCAACAACATGAAAATATCCTTGTGTTGGTTTACTAAGATAACTTAGTCCGGCATTTTTCATAGAAACTTGTTCAGTAGGAGAATAAGTTTCCTGAACAAATCCATGTATCTCTGTCGAATGAACTATGTAACTTCCAGGAATTTTAGTCCCTATTGTTCCACCAAACAAAGCCCCAGTTAACCAGTTACCAAGCTTTACGTTTTTATTCCCCTCTGCTATGAATGCCACATTGTCAGCATTTGCATTTTTAATATATTCCAAAGCAGTTGTAACCGTAAGCTTTTCAATGTCAAGTGCTATTCCTACTTGTATTTCCTTATCAGTTTTGGCATAAGTTACTATACTTTCAACGTATGTCTTATTTGCCTTAGCATCCATATTTGTAACCCAGTTAGTAATTTCAAATGCTTTTTCGTGCTTTTTATAAGTTTCCATAAGCTTTGTGAATGTATCAGCCGTATTATTCCCATAAATAACAACTACAACTGGTGTAAAAGGCTGACTATATGCACTTTGTATGAGTTTATAGAACTCATGATTTTCATCAAGCCCTGCAACATTTAAATCAATTACATCTTGTGGTTTTGTTATGAAAGTCGGCTCTATTGCAAAATCTTTCGTAAAAAAACATATGCTTCTTACATCAGAAAAAAATCTTCTGTTATTTTCTGCTTTTATCTGAATGTCATTAAGCATATTCACATCATTTATTTCTATTGCCATCTTTTCCCCCTTTTATAATCCCTCTAATTAAAATTTTTATTTATCAAGTGTTCTGCATAATATGTAAACTGCAGAACTTTTTTAAAGTACCTTCTCCCTTTAAAATAAGAATATGTTTCCTGTAATTTGAAAACATCCCTTATTTTCCTTTTATATTTTCTAACCCCAAAATATTCATTTGTAGCTTCCATGTTTATAAGGAACAGATAAAGTATATTAAATAACTCTGTTTCCTCTCTGCTTTCCATAGTCAGTATTACTTCCATTCCTTCATCATATCTATATTTATCATTCTCAAAATCTATTTGAGAAACATTTTTGTGATAAATATTGTAAAATACAACTGGAAATTTTAAACTGTCATACTGTTCCGTTGTCAGTTCATCTTTATCATAGTCATCAATTGCTATTTCTATTCCAAACTTTTTGCAGATCCGTTGAATATCTTCAATCAGTTCATCTTTAATCCCGCTTGTCATCAATATTCAACTCCATTCTTAAAAATATTCCGTAGTTCTCTTCAACTTTGATAACCTTATAAACTGTATCTTTGCACTTTAGCAAAGAATTTTCAGTTATTTTAAAGTCATCGTTTTCTTTCAGAATGTAATACCCTTCCTTTATGTCAGATAATGAAGTTCCCCTAATTGATTCATCAAGATAATATTTATTTTTAGGGGTCATTATTGCCATCCTGATTTTTATTTCAGAAGGTATTTTGATTAATTTACCTTTTTCATCAAATCTAGGTTTTTTGTTTTCAGAAAGTAAGACTACATCCTGTTCAAACATTTTTATTACTTTAGTGGTTTTCTTTATTGCCTTTAATACTTTTTTATCCATTCCTACCTCACATTTCTACCCCCATTTATTTGAGCAGAAATATTAAATTTAAAGAATCCTGTTTCAATCATTGGATTGTCAAACCCTTTTTTATCAATTGTTGCTTGTGCGTTTGCTGGACTTTTTATTTCCTCAATCATATTTTTATACTCTGTTGCTGCTTCTATTCCTATCTTATTTAGCAACAAATTAATATCCCAACTACCATTTAAAATGTCATTTACTCCTGTTTTGAAAAGTGTTTCTCCTGTTGGTTTGAACTTTTCAAACGCTTTTTCATTATAATGCCAGCCTGGTACTCCTCTACTAGATCCATTCTCCAAAACATTTGATAATTCATAACCATCAAAATCATCATTTACTTCATAATTTATGTTAGTTCCAACCTTTATTGTCTGTTTTGGCATTGCCAAAAACTCCATAAATTTCTTATTCTGTGGCTTTTCCTTTATCTTTAGTCTTACTGGCATTTTCATTTCCTTTCTCTATGCTTGTTTCTTCTTCAACTACTTCAATATTAAGTTTTCTATCCTTAATTTCATTCAAAGCTATTTCAAGCCTTCTAGGAGACAAATCAAGTTCATTGTCTCCTGTTTTAAGAAGAATGTGATTAAAATCTACCAATAAAACTTCCACTTTTTCATTATTTCTTAAAATCATTATTTTCCCCCTTAAATTATTCCAACTGTGGGAATATTTTCATCTACTCCCATCAGTTTTAATAATTCTGTATACATCCTGAAATATGGATTATTATTCCCATTTCCCTCTTTTAAGACCACATTTGAAACCTGTATCTCTTCAAAATTCACTTCTTCATCCATTGTTAAGAGATACCCTAAAAGGTACACTCTTAATAACTCATGTTTTTCCTCTGAATGTTTTTCAAAGACTATTTTATATAAATTTCTGACAACCTCAATGTCATATTCCATTATTTCAGGTACTGTTTTTTTAGCTTTTTCTATTCTTTCATCAAGATCAAGCATTTCTATTCTTCCCTTTCAGCCACTAAATTCTTTTCTTTCAGTTCTTCAAAATATTCTTTAGAAATTTCAAGAACTTCTCCAATTTCATGCCTTTTGCTATCAAAAAATGGTGAAAGTACGATTATTTTTATATTTTTTTCAGCAGGAGCAGTTGCTTTTGCTGCCCCTGTTTCATTATCTTCTACTGCTTTTTTATTCTCATTCGCCATTTCTTTTCTCCTTTCTATCCTACTGTTCCTATAAACATTGAATCCATTATTGTCGGATTTGGTGCGACCATAGCTTCAATAACTATGTCAACGTTAGTCACTGTTGAATGCTTCTGAATTGGTGCAACCTCTAATGAAGCGTATGTGCCGTTTATGTCGACTATGTCCCTTCCAGAGGCTATTCCTGAAAGCTTGTCAACTTTAGTTGGAGTCGGTCCGTATTCAGCTTTTCCCAGAGTTCCGTTTGGAATCAGGGTTACGACATTATCTGGAAATACATTTCTTTCAACTTTGTTGACTGAAATCTTTTCATCCCAGATTAATACTTTTAATTCCGTCATTTCTTCTATTGTTTCCAGAATGTTTGCTTTTGTAGGTTTCAGTTTCACATCGGAAATTATTTTCAGTATTGTGTCATGCTTTTTCAACTTGTTGAAAGTGTTTTTGTTCATTAAAGCAATTTCCACTTTTTTACCTTTGCTTTCCAGAGTTTCCCTCCATCTGTTTAAATCTTCCAGAGGATTTGAAGTTGCCGCGCTCCATACAGCTGTTCCCGCCAGAGTTTCTTTCAAATCATTTGCAAGTTTATAGTCTGCTGTCCTTCCACCGCCATTTTCGGCTATGTAAGTAACTTTTCCAGTTGACAGAAGCTGCGAAACCGTATAGGCAACTAATGCCCTTACTGAAGCTAAGAATCCAGTTTTTCCAGCAAATTTATCAAACAGCTGCGCGATATAGCTTTGGATTAAGCTTTCATCTTTCGAGTTTAAAAATTGGAACAGTGTCATTCTTTCTTTTTCAGGAATTGACATTCTCTCCCTGAAAAACTCTTTCCCCTCCTTCAGATGTGTTCTGTATCCCCAGTCCCTAGCCAGTATATCCGCATCGAAATTTGAGAACTGTATCACTTCGACAACCCCATTTTCTGAACCGTTCAGAACATTTAAGTCAAAGTCGTTGTTGTATGACATTGGAAATAAAGCTTCCGCCAATGTCTCCCCTTTTACTCCTCCATAGTATTTATTTAAAGCACTAGCCTTAAATATATCTGTTATTCCTGCCATATTTTCAATTTTCCCCCTTTTTTGTTATTTTCTGTTCTTATAAACGTATGTTATTCCTGCTGGTAATCTGTCTTTTGTCACTGTTAACGGTGTTTTATGCTCTTTTCCTACTTCAATTAATTTGTCCAAATAAACAATACCTTCAATAGCCACTGTCAGTGTTTTTTCTGTTTCCCAGTCCTTAAATTCCACGTCGTGAACCAGAACCCCGTCAGCCTTTTCAGTAACCAGAATTGGTGCCATGACATCGCTTTTTTCTCTTAAATCATAGTTGTTTTTACTCTTTAAAAGCGTTCCCGCTGGCAAAAACAAGCTTGTACCTTCTTTTACCAGATGATTAGACAAATCAGTTTTTAATCCTCTGACTACAACATTCAGATGTTCCCTGTGCATTACAGTTCTTTTTTTCATTTAATTTCCCCCTTTTTTACATAAATTTACTTAAATCTGTTTCATTTTTCTGCTTGTTTTCAAGCATATTGTCAACAAAATCCTTTTCAGTTCCTGTTTTAAATACACCTTCTGCTGTTTTTGTTATCAAATAGTCTTTTAATAGATCATTTTTAAAAGCTTCCTGCTTTTTTGCTACCGTTTCGATAGCAGCTTTTAAATCATTTTCAGTCATTTCAGGATTTAGTATTATCAGATCCGTGAAATGTTCACTTATCTTATTTTCTGTGACAAGCTTTGCTTTAGTTATTTCAAGCTTCATTAAATTAATTTCATTTGTCTTTTCCTGCAATTCTCTTTCAACTTTTTCTTTTTCCTCTTTATCCAGCTGTTCTTTTGTTTTGCCCTCATTTTCAAGTTTAGAGAGCTTTTTCTGTAGCGTTTCAAGGTCTTTTTTTAATTTAGAGTTTTCTCCATCTTTAGCTGTTCCTTGATTTTCAAGATCAGCTATTTTATTTTTTAACTCTTCAACTGTTAAATCAGGCTTTCCACCTTCTCCACCGCCTTCAGGCTCTTTGTCTTTTAAAATTCTTCTTAAATAATTTAAATACATATATTCCTCCCTTTTCTTTTATTCAAAATCATCTGGAAAATAAGCGGTAGCCCAACAACGACAACCAGGGTCTTCGCCAGGAAGAAGGTCTGCTTCATCATATCTATAGACTTCTTCATCCCTGTCCTGATGTTCAGGTCTTACACGTTCATCTCCCATCGTGTTCCATCTGAAATATTCAGAATCTTCTGCAACTATTTCTTTTAAGAAATCTTTGTAATAGTTGCCTTTCATGTTTCTAGCTCTGAATTTTGCGTTATTCTTAAGTTTTCTTCTTAAGTCTGTATTATCTTTGTTTTCTGCAACAAATTCTTTCATTTTCTGTTGCCATTCCGTTATTTCGTTTAGCTGTCTTGTTGCTAATGTTAAATGCTTTTTAACATCAATATTTTTAGTTTTATGATACTTTTTTTCTAAATTGATACTAAAGTTCATAAAAGTTTTTAAAATGTCATCAAAGGGTATTTTTAACGTTTTACGATTAAGCTTTGAATAATTCATTTTTTTGAATATCTTAAAAAGCTTTTCTTCTGTTTTAAAATCCCACTTGAGTTCAACTTTCTTACTCATACATTCCCTCAAGCTCTTCTGTCACTTCCACAGTCAAAGCGTTTATCTTGTCACTCAAAGCCATTTCTTCGTCAATGTTTTTGAGCTTTGCTATTACATCCGCCATTTTCTCAATTGTTGTTAATCTTGAAAGCTTTTCCGCCTCTTCGAACGGATCTAAATACGTATAATCATCCTCTGTCACATCTGACACTCTTCCCATTAGCTCCAAAGCCGAATTATCTAAGTCAACAAGCCCTTTTAAAAAATCTGTTCTAAATGAAAGAATTTTGGTTCTTAGACCATTATTTTTCATTGTGTACGTTTCTTGCGACACGTTTTGAGTTTTAGTATCTACAAGCAAAAACTCTGGAAATAAGTTTGACAATCTTTTTTCAAGCCTTTCAATATTCGTCTGCATTTCTGAAATTAGAGGCTTTGAAAGCTCTATATATTTAAAGAATGCTGTTTTTTCCCCAGGTTTTGTGTGAATAAATCTTTTCTTTTTGAATCTGAACGTTTCCAATGCCTCTGCATTCTTTTTTTCCTGCTCATTTCCATTGATGTCAGCAAATTTCCCAACATCTCCAGCATGCACCATCGGGTCTCCGTGAATATCTAAAACGTTATGAATATAAGCTTCAATTACATTGATTTTGTCAATAATATTCAAAGCTTCTATGATATTCGAATCAGTCCGAAATTTAACAACTGGAATCTTGTCAAGCATAAACGGAGCTTCAAAAACTTGATTATCAATTATTTCAACTTTTTTCACTTTTCCATTTTCAAGCTTTTTATATTCACGAGAAAATGAAACTGTGAGCTCTTCGCCTTTTTCGTTAAAATATGAGTATTCTCCATCAATTTTGAACTGTATCAGCTCCCCAAACTGTTCAATGTGTTCTATATTATCTATTTCATGTAAAATATAGATTATTTCATCGTTTTGAGTTCTTATTGCTTCGACAAATACGACTTCTTGTAAATACATTTCTTTACATATTTTTTTGCTGAAAGCCTGCATTTTGTTGAAGTCCCAAACTTTCTGAAGTTCCTCTTTTTTTGTCTGTAAATCTTTTATAGCAGCGGAAATAAGGGCTTTTGTAATATCTTTAACAGGATTAAATATTTCTATTGTTTCATCAAATAAATTCGGCGTATTGTCATTAAAATTAGCTGGTTCATACTGTGTTCTGTTATAGTAGTTTTTAATCCGTTTCCTTTGTTTCTCATCCATCCAGTTTCCCCCTTTCCTTAATCGCTAAAGAGATAAGCAATACCACCATCATTCTTTTTCAGACTGTATAAAACATAACGCACCGAATCCATGACATCATCATTTTCCTTGATTGGCTCATCGTTTTTTCCCCAGACATAGCTATAAATTTCATCTTCAAATCTGCCTTTAAATGCTGATTTCACTACTTTTAAGACGTTTCTCTTGTACATTGCTCCAACTAAGTCAATGCCTTCTTTTACATCTTTTTTCGCATTTTCTGCATATATTCCAGCATCATTTAATCCGTTCACATATTCCACTCTTGCACCGTCACAAAATACCCTTGAAGGTCTGTATTGCCTGTATTTTTCAAGTATTTTTGGCTTCCAGTAGGGCTCAAAATATTTGTGTTGTTTTGCAATTACTTCGACAATATAGTAAATGTCATCATAATCAACACCAATAACCACAAGAGTTCCGTAATGTTCATAACCCCAGTCAATTCCAAAGTAAAATTCTTTAAAGTTAATATTTTCAACGCTTTCAACAACATTTTCTTTTTCATTAAACTCTCCAAATACTATTCCTTCCTGAGCTACCCATAATCCTAAAATATCTCTGTCATATGTTGCACCAGTCGGAGTAGTCTTTTTAATACTTTCAACGTATTCTGGACTGTTATTTATGAGAAATTCATTGTCATCAAGTCTGAAATGTTCTGAAAGTATGTTCAACTTGCCATTTTCCAAGCGTTCTCCTGCTTTATCAATATAATCTTTTTTGACAAAGTGGCTAGGATTGTCGGGATTGGTGTCAATAAAAATCTTAGCCCCTTGCCCTGAAGTCCTTGAAAATGCTTCCTCGATAAACGTTTTATGCAGTGCCGTAGCCTCATTTATATAAGTGCCGTGAGAAGTCATCCCCCGCATCTTTTTCCAGCTGTCTATCTTTTCTCCACCAAAAATATAAATGTTATTTCCGAATAGCCTGAAACTCCCATCTTTACTAAGTTTGAACGTAGTTTCTAACATTGTTTCCCAGTCATTTAAGACATTCCGCCAGATACTTCCGCTTGTTGCTCCAACAATAATAAAATTAACGTTTTGATTATAAAAATGCGAAATATGAGATAACATTAACAAGTTATTTAAGAATGTTTTTCCAGAACGCTTTGCACCGTGTAAAATCGTGATTCTCGGCTGTTCTTTTTTAAAAACTTTTAAAATGTTAATCTGTTTTTTATTAAGTTTATTCATCTGTTCCAACCTCAGCCGTTATGCTCTGCAATAATGCAACGAGATTTTTTTCTTCCTTGTTTTCTTCCGCCTGCGGTTTGTCAAAGCCTTTTAATTTTGCTAACAACTGTAATGATTGCGTGCTAGCCCTCAAATCAGTTATTGCTGCCTCATACTCCACAATTTCCGCCTCTGTAAATTCCTCATATTTCACAACTTTTTTGCCGCCTAAATCAACAACAACGGGCTTTTTAATTTTTTTTTCTACAACTTCCGCTTGTTTTTGTTTTAACGTCCCATTTGCCATCAAATGATTTTTTAATAGCTCATCATTTATAAAATCAGGGTCTATAAGCAGCGGATCAGATGCAACAAATGTTTTTCTGATTCT